ATGCTGACCATTCGAGAAACGACTTTTTAGCGCCAGCATAGGCGGCTTCCTTACCTTCCCATTCAAGAAGTTCTTTACCGAATCTGGGGCGGTCTTCTGCTTCAATGTCTCGCAGTGGTGAAAGCATAGGGCGACTACCTGGTGACTTCTTATCGGCTGGATCACCTACAGTCATAAGCCATAGGACGGGCGGGACTTGGAACCCTGGCATGAGTTCTAGTCTCATACGTGCATCAATCACGCCGCATACAGCGGCTAAACCAGCGTACAAAGGCACTAAAGGGTCACAGCCCACACTTTCCGCTATCTCATTGGCACGAGTCGATAACACGCTAGGCCAGATTGCCATCTCCATATCTGGACGCTTGGGGCGCATACCGTCAAGCACATCTAATGGTGATATTTTGGACTCAACCTTGCTGAACAACTCGGACGCATCGGGCGTAATGCGAGTCCAACCATGTTTACGGGCAAGATGGAATAACGTTCCAAGGGTAATCGCGGTTGACTTGGTGGTGCTAAAACTGCTCCATTTGACCATGATCGCATGATCACCCGCATACTTGGTCTGAGCCGTTGCGCTCCAATCACGCCAGAGAATCAATGCTTGGTCTGCTTGGTCTGTCTGTATACCCGCCCAATGCAGCGCCATACCAACGTTAACCCATTCATCGTATGCACAGTCTGCGGGAATAAACTCTACTGCTTGGCGTATTTCATCCCATGATGTATCAAGAGTGCCTGTAGTCTCAATCGTGCGCTCTTTATCTTGGGATAGCAGACTTTGCCACACATCAAGTAACGCTTGAGGAATGACGGGTAAGCGTGTCCAGTGTCCTTTACCTACCCATGTGTAGGACTGTTGGGTTTCAGGGTGTATAGATGGTGGCAGCACATCTTGCACTGTTAACCCGTTGGCAGTGGCACAGCGTAACTCATACACCGTGACATTGTTATGCGTGATCTTCTTTGTAGGTAATACAGCACCGAATGGCATAGCGTACAAGAGTTTGCTATGACCTTGTTTGCCTGAGTTGATACCAACGGCATCAGGTGCATCGTATAGGGCTTGCAGGTCAATACCATGATCAGCTAGTACAGTGGTAGCCATCAACCAGTTATCAATGTCCAATGCCATCGTGCCACTATAGGCATGGGCTAGACCAATACCAAAACCTGCTGGTAATTCAGACTGAGATTTAAGGGCGTTTTCTTTAAGATTCCAGTTTGGTGTGCGTGGTCCTTTTGTACCCATTGGAATAGGAACTAGACTCCAACCATGACGAATGTATGCGTCTACTGAGGCGGGGTGTGATTGTACGGTCTGTAACGATGTCATATAATGGGTTCCTGTTAGCTTGCTCTGCTGACATTTCTGTAGGTCTCAATTAAAGCCATGCTAACCACATGGCTTTTTTTTACAATAATTAAAAATTGTTTGACGATTGTAGCGCAATCGTGATACACTGCCAATCAATTAGCAAGGAATTTTAACCATGAATCCTAAACCCAAAACATCGTTTCTGACTGTACGTGTGACTGATCAGACTCGTATTAAATTTTGCGACAAGGCTAAACAGTATGGGCAACCGTCTGAAGTCTTGCGCGAAATCGTAGACGCGTTCATAGAGGATCGCGTCAAAATCACCCCTCCTGTAAACCGTAATCTTGAAAGCTTATATGTCAATTGAAAACCAAATCGCCGCTTTAACCGCTGCCGTAATCGAACTTACAAACGTAATTAAAACCAAGTCTGGTAATGTAACCGCACCTGCACCAGTTGCACAACCCGCCCCTTTGGTTGTACCTACCCCTGTTGCTCCCGTAGCGGCTCCAGTGGTAGTTGCAGCACCCGTTCCTGTTATGGCATCCCCTTCTAACATGCCAGCACCACCTACTTTTGCACCAGCGCCAGCACCCGTATCCGCTGCACCGTTCACCGATGGTAAGGGATTGATTGACTATGTAATGGGCGCATACAAGGCAATGGGCGCACAGAAGGGCGCACAGATTCAAACCGTGTTAACTGGTCTTGGATACCAGAACATTAACGATGTAAAGCCTGAACACTACGGCGCATTGCATCAAGGTATTGAAGCACTGAAAGCATCGTAATGACCACACACGCCCAACTATCCCCATCTAAACGGCACCGTTGGGCGTTATGCCCTGGCAGTGTCCGTGAAGAAGCTAAGTTCCCCGAAGAACGTAGTAACGCTGCTGCTATTGATGGTACACACAGCCATACACTGCTAGAACATTGTATTAACAATAAACTGATTGATCCATCTGTTGAAGTTGGTCAAAAGTTTGGTGACGATGATGGTACTTTTATGGTTGATGCTGACCGCGCTGCACGTGTCAAGGTTGCTATTGATTACATTAAACAACGTGTAAGCGAATCAACCAATGTTGAAGTAATTGCTGAAACGCGAGTAGATCCTAAATGGTTTACTGGTCGTGATGACTTATCAGGCACTGTAGACGTTCAGATTATTGGCGGTAATGTGCTGGAGATTATCGACTACAAAGACGGTATGGCTCCAGTGGAAGCTGAGAATAATCTACAGTTGGAACAGTATGCTATTGGTAAACTGGCTGAGTGTAAGTTACCAATGAATATGCCGTCAATGTATCCGTGGCGTGAAGTACGCATGACCATTATTCAACCTAAATTAGCACTTAGGGGGTTAAATCCGATTGTCACATGGATAGTTCCTGTATCATATCTACTCGATCGTGCTGATGAATTATTTCATGAAGCGTTAGTAACAGATTCACCTAATGCACCGCTAGTGCCTGGTGAAAGTCAATGTAAATATTGCCGCGCAAAAGGCTCATGCTCTGCGTTGGCAAGTAATGTAATGAAGGAGGTGGGAATCATGTTCCAACCAACAGTAACCCAAACGTTTGATGTAGCGCAACAAAGCGCAGACAAAGACCCTGCAACTATGGACGATGACCAACTGCGTCAGATCATGGAAGCCGCACCACTTATGCGCCAGCTACTTGAAGGCGTTGAGAAAGAAGCACTACGCAGACTGCAATCTGGTAAAGCCATAGCAGGTTTAAAACTGGTCAATGGTCGTGGTAGTCGTGCTTGGAACTTATCCGATGATGAAATAGCTGAAAAGTTAATCAAGATGGGTATTCCCAAAGGTGCCATTTACGAAACCAAGTTGGTATCACCTGCAAAGGCTGAGAAACTTTCATGGTCAAAGCGTGATGGTTCCAAAGTCACATTGTCCGAACTTCAATTGAAACGACTAGAGCAAGAATATGTATCTAAACTTGCTGGTAAACCCACAGTCGTATCCGAATCTGATAGCCGCCCCGCTATCGTAACGAATGCAGCACCATTATTCAGTGCTGTAGAGGTAGCACCCGCTGCCGAATCCCTGCCATCCTGGCTCATGTAACTTCAAAAGGTAATTGTTATGTCCGATATTATTTTTCTGTCAAATGTTCGTTTGTCTTTCCCACACATTGCTGAACCACAAAAGCAAGTAAACGAAACCACTGGTGCAACCCGTATCTCTTACAACTGCGAGTTCATCATGCCGCAAGAACACGCTGGTTTTCAGCAGTTCATGGCTCGTTATGGTGCACTGGCAATGGAGAAGTGGAAAGAACACGCACAGCCTGTTATGGCTATGATTCTTGCGGATCGTAAGACCCGCTGCTTTGGTAAAGGTGAAGAAAAGGTTAATCGTAAAAACTTTCAACCTTATGATGGTTACGCTGGTAATGTGTTTATCACCGCTGGTCGTGATAGCGCACCACAGATGATTCAGGATAATGGTCAAGCCGTTGATCCTGCTAACACAATGGCATACCAAGCACTTGCACGTAAGATGTACGGTGGTTGCCGTGTTAATGCTGCTGTTAAGCCTTGGATTCAAGATAACAAACATGGTCGTGGTATCCGTTGCGACTTGATTGCTATTCAGTTTGCTGCTGACGATACAGCGTTTGGTGAAGGTAGTGCTGATGCGTCTGCACTGTTTGGTGCTGTAAATGCTGCACCTGCTGCTATGGGCTTTGCACCCGCAGCACAAGCCATGCCAGCCGCACCATTTGGAATACCTGCTGGATTGCCTTCGTTCTTTGGTTAATGTAATCGGGGGCTTAGTCCCCCGTCTGTAAAGGTAATCTGTAATGAGTAAGAGAAACTTTAACACGGTTACAGATGGACATGATGAATGGTTAACTCCAAAGCATATTACCGATACGCTTGGTCCGTTTGATCTTGACCCATGCAGTCCTATTTGTCGCCCTTGGGACACTGCCGCACACCATTTTGATAAAACACATGACGGTTTAAGAGCACCTTGGTTTGGTTCAGTGTGGTGCAATCCACCATACGGCAAAGAAACATTCAAGTGGTTGTCGAAACTAGCAGATCACGGTAACGGTATTGCATTGGTGTTTGCCAGAACTGAAACCATAGGTTTTCATGAACAAGTTTGGCAACGCGCAGATGCTGTATTTTTCTTTAAAGGTAGATTGAAGTTTTGCTATGTTAACGGTAGCGAAGCCGATGTTGCCAATGCACCAAGCTGTTTAATTGCTTATGGTAAATCGAGTGTGGACAAACTACAAAATTCTGAGTTCACTGGAAAGCTGGTGTTATTAAAATGAGTAACGACTACATCTATGATATTGAAACGTTCCCAAACGTATTCACACTGGCAGTAGAACACGCAGAATCACCTTTGTCATGGCTGTTTGAGATTAGTGACTGGCGTAACGACTCACGGGAAATCGTATCGTTTTTACAGTTTTTAAAACAAACTGACGCACGTATGGTTGGGTTCAATAACATTGGATTTGATTACCCTGTACTGCATACACTAGCGCGTATGGGTAAGTCTGACGCATACACACTGTACCAAAAAGCACAAGCCATTATTGACGCGCAAGATAACGATAAGTGGGCGCACATGGTCAATCCAACTGACCGCATGGTGGATCAAATAGACCTGTACAAAATTCACCATTTTGATAACAAGGCACGTTCTACCAGTTTGAAGTCTTTAGAGTTCAATATGCGTTCTGACACCATCGAGGACTTGCCATACAAAGTAGGTACTACGCTGACTCGTGAGCAGGGTGAAGTGTTGAAGCAGTACAACCAACACGATGTTAAGCAAACGAAACTGTTTTATCACCACACGCTTGACATGTTAAGTTTCCGCGAAAAACTTAACGTAATGTACCCTGGTAAAGACTGGATTAACTACAACGATACCAAGATTGGTAAAGAGTTTTTCATTATGAAGCTGGAAGAATCAGGTGTTGCCTGTTACGACTTTTCCAGTAAAGGACGTACACCAAGACAAACTAAACGACCAGTAATTCACTTGAAGGACGCTATTCTGCCTTGGATACGTTTTGATCAACCTGAGTTCAATCGTGTGTTGAACTGGCTTAAAGGTCAGTCGATTACAGAAACTAAAGGTGTGTTTGAAGATTTGACTGCGGTTATTAATGGTTTTACTTTTGTGTTTGGTCTTGGAGGTATTCATGGCTCAATGGAATCAGTTGTGGTCGAATCCGATGACGAAAATGTCATCATTGATCTGGACGTTACCAGCTACTACCCAAACCTTGCAATCACCAATGGGTTTTATCCAGCCCACTTGGGTAAGCAATTTGTCGCAATCTACAAGCATTTATTCGAACAGCGTAAAGGATACTCCAAAAAGTCAGCCGAAAGCGCCATGCTAAAGCTGGCACTGAATGGTGTGTATGGTGATAGTAACAACCAGTTCAGTGTGTTCTATGACCCGTTGTTTACCATGAGCATTACGCTTAATGGTCAACTACTACTATGTTTACTTGCAGAAGGTTTAATGACCATACCAGGCTTGCAGCTAATCCAAGTAAACACCGATGGTCTTACTGTCAAGGTGCCGCGCAATCACAAGGTATTGGTTGACTTGGCAAGAGCAGCATGGCAAGAGCGCACTGGATTGAACCTAGAAGAAGCCGTTTACAAGTCCATGATGATTCGTGATGTGAACAACTACATTGCAGTTTATGAGGACGGTAACACCAAGCGTAAAGGTGCTTATGAGTGGAAAACACAATGGCATCAAAACGCTGGTGCATTAGTAATACCAAAGGTAGCCGAAAAGGTGCTGGTAGATGGTGCACCTATCCGTCAAACAGTGGAACAGTGGCAAGACAAGATGGACTTCATGCTACGCACCAAAGTACCACGTAGTAGTCACTTGGTATGGGGTGAAAGTCAAGTACAGAACACCACCAGATATTACATAGCCAAGGGTGGTAAGCCATTGAACAAGTGGATGCCGCCACTAGCCAAGAAGCCTACAGTGTGGCGCAAGATAGTCGTGGAGAGTGGTTGGAACGTACAAGTATGTAACAACATTGCCGATGCTACGTTACCGATTGATTATGAATACTACATCAACGAAGTGGAGAAGTTATGTCTGAGTCTAGCCTAACCAAACAGATTGCAGGAACCCATTACAAAGACCTGCCTATACAACCAGTGGAGTACATCTATGCTAACGCCATAGGGTACTTTGAGGGCAACGTAATCAAATATGTGAGCCGTTGGAGAGCAAAGAACGGCATAGCAGACCTAGAAAAAGCAAAACATTACATTGAATTATTAATTGAGATGGAGAACAGAAATGCTAGAGAAACAGATAGAAGCCAAAGTATGCGAGTACGCAAAGACCAAGAATGTACTGGTATATAAGTTCACCAGTCCTGCACGAGCCGCTGTACCTGACCGTATGTTTATCCGACCGGATGGGCGTATCTGGTTTGTAGAGTTTAAGCGTGAAGGCGCAAAGCCTACCGAAGCACAAGAACGTGAACACCACCGACTACGACAACACAAGGTAAACGTGTTTGTGATTGACAACGTAGAAGAAGGCAAGACCATGATTGACTTAATGGTGATGGGATGTTAACCCCTGACTTACTCCACGACTACCAGAAGAAAGCGGTTAATTTCCAATGTACCCATGCCAACTCTATGCTCTGGTTGGATATGGGATTAGGAAAGACTGTTATCACGCTTACCGCATTAGCGCACCTGATTAAAACTCAGTTCCTACGGGGTGTGATTATTGTTGCGCCTATACGGGTTATCCGTCTGGTATGGCGACAAGAAGCTGCTAAATGGGAGCATACGAAGCATTTAAAGTTTAGCATGGTTGCAGGTACTAAAGACCAACGAACACGCGCCTTACTGCGTCCTGCTGACATTTACATGATCAACTATGAAAACCTTGGTTGGCTTGCTGAAACGTTGCAAACGTACTTTATTAAGAAGTCCAAACCTATGCCTTTTAACGGTATTGTGTGGGATGAAATTAGCAAGATGAAGAACAGTGCAACCGAACGGGTGAAGTCGTACAAGAAAATAGCTAGTCATTTTGACTGGACTACTGGACTGACGGGTACACCTGCTAGTAATGGTTACAAAGACCTGCATGGTCAGTTCTTAGTGGTAGATCGTGGCGAACGTTTAGGCACCAGCAAGACAGCATTCCGCACTAGGTTCTACCGCAAAGTGGGACCATACAAAGAAGTACCTTATGAGGATACAGAGGACACTATCAAGAAACTAATCGGTGACATTACACTGGAAATGAGCGCAGAGGATTACAACCCGTTACCAGACTTGATTGTTAACAACATCGAGATTGAAATGCCAGATGAATTACGCACCAAGTATGACCGATTGGAAAAAGAGTTCTTTATGGTGCTGGACAGTGGTAAAGAAGTTGAAGCGTTTAATGCTGCTGCACTGACCAACAAGTGCTTACAGTTTAGTAATGGTGCTATGTATCCAATAGCGGGTATGCCATTGTGGGAAGCAGTGCATGACCTAAAGCTAGAAGCATTAGAGGAAATATTAGACGAAGCGCAAGGTTCACCAGTATTGTGCAGTTACGCATACCGAAGTGATGCTGAACGAATCATGGAACGATTCAAAGCTATCCGTCCTATTAACCTGACCGAATGTAAAAGTGAAGCATCACTGGTTGACGCTATGCACCGATGGAAAACTGGTGACTGCCAGTTGATGATTGGTCATCCTGCCAGTATGGGACATGGCATTGATGGACTGCAAAAGAATGGTCACATTCTTGTATGGTATGGACTTAACTGGAGCCTTGATTTGTATGAACAGTTCAATGCACGAGTACGCCGCCAAGGTCAAGGTGCACCCGTAATGTGCCATAGGATTCTGATGCAGAACACATTAGACCAAGCACAGTCATTAGCCTTGGATGAAAAGGCTACAACACAATCAGGACTGCGAACAGCAGTCAAACAGTATCGTCAATCAAAAGGAGTATGAAATGAGTTACGCAGAATACGAGATGAAAGTGGTTCAGTGGGGTGAAGCACGAGGTATTGTGCAAAACGCTACAGCACAATCCCAAGCCATCAAGACACTAGAGGAAGTGACAGAGTTGTTCGATGCGCTAAACAAAGGCGACAGAGAAGCAACCAAGGATGCCATAGGTGACATTGTGGTAACGCTGATTATGGTGTGTGCAGTGCTTGACCTAGACTTGACGCAGTGCCTAGCTGGAGCCTATGACGAGATCAAAGATCGCAAAGGTTATTTAACAAAAGAAGGTATATTCGTTAAACAAGTGTGATACAATAGTGTCACATTAACACAAGGAGTAATTGTAATGTTTAGTGACACTATTAACTGGTTTCGTGGTTTGTTTGATACACCAAGTGCAGAATCTATTGCTTTACGTGAACTAGAGGAATGCAAGCGTGAATTATTAAATGCTCACTCTAGCCGTGAATATGCTAATGCTATGTCTGATTACTACCAGACCAAGATAACGCGCCTTAACGCCTATTTACACGATGCTACTGGAGATGTGAAATGACACCATTAGAACAAGCGGCGCGACAAGCGCTGGAGGCTTTGGAGTTGCACGCCAAGCAATATCCTCACATGCAGAAAGGCTACACTGTAGATGCCATTACCGCCCTGAGCCAAGCACTTGAGAACCATGAATCCGCATACCAGCGCGGATACCTCGATGGCATGGCAAAGCCGTGCATTGATTGTGCAGACCGAAAGCTCCAAGCACTCAAGCAACGGAAAAAAGAGCCTGTACTCCAAGACATTGAGCAGTACAGGATACAGATGGCAGGCATTTGCACTGCCGCCATCGGGTATTGGAAAGAGGCAGACGGCATCCACCCGGACTACGACACCTTGGCATTGCGTGATGTTGCAAAGTTGTATGCAAAATATGACGCGCTTTACAAGGCACAGCAAGAGCAGGAGCCAGTGGCGTGTAATCACGGCTGGTTCAGGACAGGAGCAATGGCGCCCGGTGAAGCAAGATGCATTAAATGTGGTGAATGGAAAAACGCAGAGCCACCCAAGAGCGAGTGGGTTGGATTAACTCCAAATGAGCGCTGGGACATATGGAACAACTCTGACCAAAATAATTCATTTTCCTTTGCCATCGCAGTTGAAGCCAAACTAAAGGAGTTAAACACATGACAACTGAGACTTACATACATGAATTTAGAAGCCTTCCGCACCCAGGTGATTTTGGAATTCCTAAAGGTCATTGGTGGCAAGCAAAGGCTTATGCATACCATCATGCAGACCAGCTTTGTGCATTTACACCAAAGCGCGAGTGGGTAGGGTTGACTGAGGACATGATTGCAGATTTATGGCTTCAAAGCATAGCAGGGTCAAACACTGCAAAAAAGTTTGCTCTTGCTATAGAAGCCAAGCTAAAAGAAAAAAACACATGACCAGTTCAAACGATAGTCCTTGTATTGGTGTTTGCACCACTTTGTACGATGAAATTTGCAAAGGGTGTGGTAGAACTTATATCGAAGTTGCTCAATGGAATGCAATCAGCGACATTGAAAAACAAGTTATATGGCAACGTATTGATACTGAAGCAACATCATGGCGTTACACCACTTACAAAGATCGAGTTAAACAACAAAAGGAAAACACATGACTCCAGTATCACATCGAATACGGAAAGTATTAGATCGTCATTCTGATGGATTATCTGCACCAGAGATTGCAAAGATTTTAAATAGACGACCTACGATTGTTAGAGAATCATTAACCCGTATGCCAGATGTTTACATTGATCGTTGGGAACCAAGTATTACACAATGGGTTGCTGTATGGTGTAGACATACACCACCAGCAAATGCAATTAAACCAGAAGTTTCCGTATGCACCGTTCCAACACGTTATTGAAACATTGTTGTAAATGTGAAACAAAAAGAGTACCCGAAGGCGGTATTTATTTAAAACCGACTAAATGGATATGCGCTACTTGTTGGTCAAGACAGAGCAAGGTGAACAATGCGAAAACGAAGCAAATACAAACCAAGAACGATAATTAATGACCCGATAGCTTATGCCATAGCAAGTGTACAACCTGTAACCAAATACGGTAGTCACATACTAGATGTGAAAATAAAAAACCACGGTGCTATGAATGCGTTATTGTTTGGTAAAGCCACGGTCAACGACATGGACATATTAATTTGCATGGCTAATGTTTGTGAGGCATTGTATCGACTAGGGTTTGGACGTGATTACAAAGATGTAGTGAACGAAGGATTAGAAGCACTGTATCAAATAGGAACACGTGGTTATCCTACTCAAACGTTTGTGTGTAAGTTGCAAGAAGTGGCTAATATGAATGATTTAATGGAATTACACGATGCTCAAATGGACGTGATTACAGTACGTGATATGGAAAAAGCAATGGTGCTTGTACAGCACGAATTTAAACTGAGGAAAATGCGTAAGATAGGAGAAACAAAATGAACGAATGCTGTGATAACAACTGCAACCAAGGGCGCGATTGTCCATCTAAAGTTGCACCCGTTAAACTTAGCTATCCTAGATATGAGGATGATGATTATCACACCATGTGGCGTGATGATTTAAAAATCATAGCCCAAGGTGTAACGGCAATAATCATGCTAATGTTAGTCGGGTTGGTTGGTATTTTGGCGTTTATCATAAACTGACCAAGCTACACCTGCAAGCGTGGCAACAGCGCCAGCAAGGGCTTCTATACCTTCACCGCTAATGCCATAGCTTGCAAAGAAACCACCACCCAAAGCGGTTAATAGATGCCTTATCAAGGCTTGCATAAGTATTGGGTTCATGGGTACTTACTCCTGTTTAACTCAAAATGTGGTCCGTCACGAAAACTTTTCCAATCGCCACCCCACACAATCGGCACGTTTAAATCAGTTGCTGCTTGCTTCACGGCTTTGGCTATCTTATGGTACAGAGGCCAATCCCATCTTACTTCTTTACCTACACATGCACCAAGGTCTACAGCATGACCAGTAATGTGCCTACTGTTCATTGTTTGGCTTGCACCAGCTTTTAACAGTTGCGCTTGGCGTTGTTTGGTACGCACACCCTCAAGTACAACAAAGTCTATTTCAGATGATTGAATGGCAAGTTTAACCACGCGCACTAGGTCAGGATGCACACCTTCAAGGTGATTAAGAGAACGAGTGCTGAGTGTAAACATTACCCACCTTTGATGTGACTAACGATGAAACCGACAAACGCAGATATTGCAGATACCACGGTCATACCGAACCATAGTCCACCTTTACCTTTGTTAGCCAGCGCCAGCAGTTCCTCAATGCTATGTTCTAGTTTGTCAACCTTTTTGTCCATAGCTTGCACCTTTTCCCAAAGCACACCATATTTAACGGGGTCAATCTGACCATCTTCAAAAGCCATTTCTACCTCGCTAGTGCGTTTCGGTTTTGTTGTTGTGGTGCAAGAGCATTTGTCGGTGTAGCGCGTCTTACCATTTCTTGACCTAACCCTTGAATAACAATGCTTTCAGGGTACATTGTTTTTCCCATTAATTTTTGCGTTGTTCTTGTTTGTTCAAGTGCAAGTGCTTTTTTAACAGATTCAGCAGCTAATGCGGGATCGGTCATTTCTCTGGCAATTTCCATTGCCAGTTTGTCGTCTAAACTTGCAATCAGTCGTTTATAAACAGCATTGAATACAGTAATTCCGGTGTTGAGTAAAGCAGGTAAAGGAAGTCCAATTTCCTCACCTGTTTTTTTACCAATTTGTTTAATGTCAACACCAGCTTGCGTACCAGCTTTTACCAATCGTTCATATTCACCACGGCGAATTAAATCTTGCTGTATTGCGTTTACGTTGGATAGTTGTTGTGGTGTCAAACCTTTAGTCAATTCCGCTATACGTTTGTTAACAGCATCAGCAGTTGCACCTGGTGGTAATGGCGCATCTAATTTAACATTAGATGCTTTAGCTAATTCGTCAATCTTTTTAAGACGTGCTGCATTAGTACCAACAACGTTGATTCTGTCTAACACATTCATACCAGCATCGTCCATCACCTTAATGGGGTCAGCATATTTTTTCAAAAATGCGGCATGTGTTTCAGGTGTTGGTACTTTAACTTCACGCAAATATAAATCTTCAATACCAGAACGAGCAGTTTGCATTGCTTTAGGATCGTCACCAAACAATGTAACAAAGTTTTTAGCTTCGCTTACACCACGAGGTTGAAAATACTTGGTAACTACATCTTCTGGTTTAATCTTTGGTTCGTTAAGACCAGTAGTGCGGAACAGTTGTTCATTAACACCTGTTCTAAACCGTGGCACATATTCTTGACGATATGTGTCCAATGCTTTTCTGTATAGTGTTTTTGCTTCGGGTGATAAACCAGATTGTTTTACGGCATCATCAATGGTGCTGTGAATTTGCGACAAATTTTTCAAACGAGTTGCAATGTTGGGATCATTAGATGTACGTGCAGATTGAATGTCTGCATTAATTGCTTTACGAATATCATCTAAATCACGCAATGTAACTTCTGGCGGCGGCGGCTCAACTGGTGCTTGTTGTATCCTACCACTGATCTTTCCTTTACCTATTGGTACAGGTGGTTCAGCTTTATCTTGCAAAGAGCGCAATTTACTTACTGTTTGTGGTGCAGTACTTGGGTCAAACTGAGACAGTTTACGACCAAGTATTTCCTCTGCTTTTGATACCACATCTGACATATCAATCTTGGTGCCACCAGCAGCTTTGAAAGCATTTTCATAAGCAGGACCAATTACTTGTGTTTTCATTGCTTGCCGTTTAGCTTCAGCACCAGCGGCTAACGCTTCACCCGCATCTTCTGGACGCAATGGTTTTAACGCAGAATCCATTTTTTGCTGAACTTTTGCAGCGGCGTTGTCAAACTTTGCTTGCGCTCTTGCTTGTTGCTGTGTCTGTGCTGTAGTAGTTTGCGCTTGTTGTTTGGTAAATTCTGACATTACACTTGGTACTTGTTCTGACTTAGCACCAAGCATTGAAAACTTTACACTACCTGCGGGTGCAGCTACTTCAGCAGCACCTGGTGCAGCACCTGGTACGGCAGCACGTTTACCAACTAACGCATTTAAAATGTCGTTACCCTTACCTTCAAGTGCGTTGAGGTATGTGTCAAGTTTTACATTACGCACTTTATCAGCATATTTACCAACAACCCCTATAACAGGACTAACAATCCCACGTCCAACGCCTTCAAGAGCAGCACCAATGGTTACATCTTTAGCTGCACTTTCAAATGCTTCTTTCGCACTACTTGGTGGTTTTTGATAACCAAGCATTTGTTCCGCTACATCAAGACCACCTTTGGCAATACCGTAACCAAGCCCTGCACCACCCATTACTCCAACGGGACCAAGTGGTGTGCCAAGGGCACCACCCGCTACACCACCAAGTGCTTCAACCGTAGGTCGTACCATTTCAATAACTTTGCGACCAGTTGGTACTTCCGATACTTGTTGTATAGGTGCAGCAACAGGTTGTTGAGGTGTTGTTTTAGTTAATCCAATTTTTGTATTAAATTCATCCCGTGGTATATCGGAATAAAATTTTTGATGCAAAGCGCTAGCTAACGCATCATCCGACATATCGGAATATTGCGGATATTTTTTGCGAATTTCGGCAATATTTGTCATTATCGAATTCCTAATGGGTCTTCTTTACCGGACGATGGTTTGGCACCAGTGGGTTTAGCGTTAGGTTTTACAGGTGTAATAACTTGTTGCCCTTGATCACCATACAAAGCATTATATTTATCTTGTATTGACCGTTCAAAATCTCTTGCTTGTCTTACAACATCTCGCATTTGTTCATCAAGATTACCAGCGCCAGGGTTGATGTTTTGAACACTGTCTGAAACAATCTTCCACTCTTGCACTGCCATATTACCTAATTTACCATATTGACTTGCTAATTGGCGACCAAGGGTTGCAATCTTACCTTTGAATGTTTCTAGTTTTTGTTCAGCACGTGCAGCATTCCCACCTTTAATGCTAGGTAACATTGATTCAAGACCAACAATTCTTGAATAACCTGGATGCTGTGGTATTCCTTTTTCTGGATTACCAGCCAATTCATCAGTTAATTTTTCCAACTCGTCTGCTGTAGATTTTGCAGCTTGAACACCTTGTTGTTCAACTACTCGTTCCTTGTTAACTTTTTGTTGTTGCAACTCAGTCATTGGTTTAGGTGCAGGTTCACCAACAACTTGACCAGTAGATGCGCGAGTACCACCGCTTACACTTGGTTGTTTTTGTGGTGTTTTGAACTGACCAGTAACAGGATCGTAAACTGAACCACCAACAATTTTAGGTTCCATTGCAATCAGTTGTCGTTCTAAACGTTTAATTTCAGCAGTGGCGCGAGGATCATCAATTCCACTTAATTGTGCTATTTTGCTTTCAATAGTTGCTTTATTCGGTCTTAACTGATTAACTGGCGCAATAGAAGCAGGAGCAAGCGCATTAGCAGGTGCTAAATTTTCTGAAACACGATTACGCGCTCTCATGTCTGATAATTGCATTGGTTCTGCTGCTGGTGGATTAAAATACGCATCCATTGCTTTTTGATTTTTCAAAGTTTGAAGAATCTGCATACCTTTATCCATGTATTGCGGATTTTTTATCATTTCATTTGCAGCAGCTTCTAGATCAGGTGGACCACCATTAGCAACAATAGCAGCTTGTATGCGCCCCAACGCTTCTCTGTTTTGGCGATACTCTTGCATTTGCATATCTGCCATTTCAGCTTGCCGTTGTCCAGTTTGAATCTGCTGCATTTGTGCATAATCTGCTAATGCGTTTCTAGGCTGATATTCAGTCGTTGGTTTAAACGACATTGCAATGTTTGGGTTTACTAGTGCCATGTTATATCCTTAATATCCACCACCAGGTTGCATTGGTACAACATCTTGACCAAAACCTTGATTACGATTAAGATAATTTTGCAACAATGCGTTTTGCGACTGTTGGTTTTGGTAGTTCAAATACTGGTTCAATCCACCAGTTAATGTATTAGCAGTACCCATGTACCCCGATGCACGAGCCTGTGCACCAGCACCAAGTGCTTCACCAGCAGCAGTAGCGTATTGTTGTCCAGCAGCACCTAAGGTATTAGCCGAAGTTTGACCTACACCTGCTAAAGATTGCAATGGTCCGAGTTTAGCTTGACGTTCCGCCTGATAACGATTAAACGCATTTTGGTATTCTTGCGAACCCATATCTTGACCGTAGCGTTGCGCGGCTTTAAGTGCACCACCAGATATTAACCCACCACGAGCAGCAGCTTGTCGATCAAGTGCTTTTTGACCTTCGGCAAGTCGAAACGCATAACCAGGGTCTTGTTGGAACTGACCCATGCCAAACGGTGTGTATTCGGACGCACCTTCTAATTTATTAAGTGCGCGTAATCCTACTTCACGAAACGGTTTTTGTAGTTCAACTTGACGTTCAAATTGTTCTCTTTGCAAAGCGTTAGCTTGATCGGCGGCTTGTGATTGTGCACTTGCTGCTTGACTTGAACTTCTAGCACCAACCAATGTACTTACTGCTATTGCTGTTGGTAACATCCATGCCATATTAAACTCCTTCGCTCAAACATTGAGCAATTTC